TAGATTCTGAATGTTATCTGCTATAGGATCACAAGCTGTTATCTCTAAGTTAGCATAATAGTTTCTGTCACAATTAAAGCCAAAACTTGCTTCTTCTATATCAAAGAAGGTTATGGTTTCTCCCTCAGTCATTACCATGGTACATCTCCCATTTTTAAACGAATATCTTGGAGATTTTCTTCTCCAATAGCATCATCAGCATATGTTACTAGATCCATTAACTCATAGTTTAGTAAAATCTGCTCTGCATTTTCATTAAGGTTCTTAATATGTACATACTTACTATCTATAGGAATAAGGTCATAAATATCTAAAGCACTTCCATATTCTTTAATTAACTGCTCGGCCCTTTTCGGGCCAATACCAGAGATTCCAGCAATATTATCACCTTTATCTCCCATTAGACACTTGTATGAGATATAGTGCTCACGAGGTACGTCATAATGTTCAGACCAGTTATCTACTGTTATTTCTTTACGAGTTACTGTGGAGAATCGGCTAACACCTTCTTGAACTAGAAGATCCCAATCTCGGTCAGAACTTATAAGCCATATTGGAGTTAAATCATACGCTTCTCTACGTTTAACTAAATGAGCAGCAATATCATCTGCCTCAACACCTGGGTACCGAAGTACTGTATAGTCTTTCTCTAATAATTTTAGAGTTTGCTCGTACTCTTCAAAGAACTCCTCAAATGCAATCTTTTCTGCTTCAGTTTGATCTTTAAAACGATCAGCTCTATCTGCTTTATATAAAGGATATATCTCTTTTCTATAAGTACTAGAACCTTGATCTGCCGCAAAGATTATTCTGTCACACTGATATGAATTAGCTAGAGAATTAGCCGTATGCTCAAACTCGTATCTAAAATCACTTCTTCCTTGGTGTTTCCACCGAAATGCTAAGTTAAGAACGTCTACTATTAGAGTTCCTTTCTTTCGCATCTTATCGCTAAAGTTAAACGCCATTTAAAAATTCCTCATTTTCAACTTTCAACCACTCATCCGCTAGCATAATATAACAGTTTAACCAGTTAATATACATATACTCATCAATGTGTGTGGGTTTAATACTAGTTACTACAAATACCTTGGATCGGTTATATCGGAAAAATAATAAAGGCTCTTGGCTCATATTATTGGCTTGAGTTATTATCTTTCTCCACCATTGTATTAAATTATTAGTTTTAGGGCATGTAAATATTTTATCAGTTAAGGGAGACTCTGCATAATTTTTTACTTCTATACAGAATCTATTATCCTTATTGGGGACATATAAGTCGCCTTTAAGATATACTAATGCGCCAGATGAAGGTACTCGCTCAAACTGATAACCCGTATGCTCTCTAAGCATATCCCTTACGAGATACTCACCTCGTGCTCCTTTTGCTCTCGAATCAACCAAAATACTTCTCTTAAACACTAAAGTGTTTCTTTGCCCAAGTACGGGGCTTATTATTTTTCTAGCCTACTTATTTCATTTTCTTTAATTACCACTACTTTCTCAAGTAACGGATGCGTCCAAAAATGAGATACAATGTAGGTATTTAGGTTTTCATTTAATAATACTTCTACTAGTTTCTCTCGTCCAGCCTCGTCCAAAACGTTAATTACCTCATCTAAGAATAGAATATTAATTCTAGATTTAGATATGCTATTCATCAAGCGTCTAATAGCGATAAGAGTAGATGTATTTACTCTTGCTAGTTCACCGGAAGACAGATCAGTAATATCTACTAGTTTACCGTTATCTGTTATTTCTACATTTAACTTATCGTTAGAGACAACAAATTCTAAGGAGAATCTGCCATCTGACAGCTCCGTAAGGTAATGATTAGCTAGTTCTTCTAAATCTTTAACTAAGTTTTCTAGTTTATACGCTAATAGACCATTTGTGCTAAAGGCTTTTTTCAATACTTCAAGTATCGAAGACATTCTACGTTTAGTATCTAATATTTCCTGGTATTCTTTTAACTCAGATATAAAAGTATCTGTCTGTTCCAGTATTATTTGGATTCTGGTGTTTCTTCTGGTTCGCTCTTCGTTTTCTCTGGCTGTCCTTGATATAGAATCTCTTGCATCTCTAAGTCGTTTCTGAACGCTTGCCAACCTACTACTAAGCTGCTTTTCATCCAATAAAGTCTCCGGCAGTCTTGTATCAATACTTCTATAAAGGCTTTCCCAATCTTGTTGCAAGCGCTTATGATGTTCGAAACTTTCGTTGTCCAACTTAATCTGTTTAATTCGTTTGTTGAGGTCATTAGTTTTTTCCTCTGCTGTAGATAACTCTACCTTAGCTGTGTTTATAATATTAGTTACGGCTATTTGATCAATATCCTGATCGCAAGTAGGGCACTTCGCGCCCAATTTGCGCATTTTAGCTATTAATGCTTTCGCATTATTAATTAATCCGCTATATGTGCCTAACTCTGTCTGTAATTGATCGTATGATTGTTTACTAGTTATCTTTGGATTCTGAACTTCATGAATATCAATTTGTTTTAGTAAGGCTTTGTACTGATTATTTTTTGAGATTTTTTTATTTTTTTCCGCGATATTTTCAATTTCTTTCGTCAACTCACGGGACTCTTTCTCGTCATCTTCCGTAAAAATTTCTAAATCCAACATAGGAAGTATGGTAGTATCGGTCAATTTATTATTTTGCAACCATTTTTCAACGGTAGCTAACCTAGCCTCTACCTCTATAACTTCAGTATTAGACTCTCTTACTAATTCTTTAAATACATCATATAATTTTGTGTATTCTTCTAAATGCAGAAGATCAATAAGAAACTTTTTCCTATTTGTATCGGTAGCAGTCAAAAACTGTAAACTAGCATTTGTATTTTGATATACTAACTGTGAAAAAGTTTTGAAATCAATACCTAATATATCCTGAATAGTCTTATAGGTATTTGTAGCCGTATGACTACTAATATCTACTCCATTCTTTTTTAGGGCTACTTTTATTTTGCTAGTACGATCAGTAATAACCTCATATTCATCGCCGTCCTGTTCCCAGGTTAAACTAATATAGTATCCCTTATTGATATGTCTATTTGGTATACTTGTTTTCTTTTTACCAGCAGAATTTTTATTGTAGAGCACCTCTTCGATGATTAAAGGAATAGAGGACTTGCCAGTACCATTTACTCCTACTATTTGAGAGACCGTGCCTACATCAAGATCCAATTCATTATCTGAGCCATAACTAAAGCAATTATTCCATTTTAGCTTTTTGAGAATGATCATTATATACCCCGATTATTTCTTCTATTTTCTTTTCATCTAACTCTAATATATATGTTAGATACTCGGCTAATTCTTCTACCATTGTCATAGTTGGAGAAAGAATTAATTTCGCTTCAGTACTTCGTTTTACTACTTTCTTATCTAGTAACTCTGAATTTTGTGTTTCTGCTAAATCTTGAATATCGCCTTCAAGTTCGTAAATAGTATGATGATAGTCAGTTGCTATCATATCTTTTGGATCTTGTACTGTTTTTCTTATTAACTGCGGTAAGTTAAACTCATGCCAAGACCAAGACCAGTCTTTCTCATTAATTAGTATATATCCTGTTTTAACTTCTGTGCGATGAAAAGAAGTCGTCATTGGACTACCTGGATATACTATATTACGTTGACAATTACTATGCGCATGTAAATCTCCCGCAAAAACTACAGGAAATTTATCAAATCTATCTAAGTCTACTTCAGGTTTAACGTGCGGAGGAATCTCTCCTCGAACATGGGTGAATAATGGCAGTCCTGTAGCACAACGCTCAATATAGTCTTTTTTGTGTAAATCACAATAAGGTAATATCCAGAATGTTTCATACTCTGTAACAATATCTATTATTTCTACTAAAGGATTAATACTATTTACTACGTTTTTTAAATGTGAGAAGAATGTATGATTTTTTCTAGTGGCCTCATGGTTGCCATCATAAATAAGAGTGGAGACTTTAGCACTTCTTATAAAATCAAAGAAAAGCTCTAATTCTTCCATAGAGGGTAGGCGATCAAAAATGTCACCGCCGATTATGTGCGTATCGCACTCGATTGCGTTGACTTGATTAAAAAACTCTCTATAACGATTAATGGCCCAGTCCCTTGGAACGTTCTTCTGTCCTAGTTTAATGTGCCAGTCTGCGGAGAATAATATCATGCATACCTCAAAGAGAGGGCGGAGTAAGTTACTCCGCCCTCTACAGTTACTAAGTTACGTCGAACTCTTCTTCGACCACATCATCTGCTGTCTCTGTTACTTCGTTTCCAGCATTACGTAAACGTTCCAGAAACTCTTTCTGGTTTTCTGGAGTCGGACGAGGCATTACTTCATCCATAGACTTCAGATCTTTAACCAGTTCCATTTCAGCTGCCGACAAGGGATGTTTAGCTTTGGCACACTTCATAACTTGCAACGTATATTCTACATTGAAGACATGAGGGCCAGTTTTCTTGCGAGTAAACAAAATATCCCATCCATTAACAGGATCAGTAGGATCGCCCAAATCTTCTGCTGCAGTCACAATTTGTTCCCACAGTTTCTTCTTTAGATTTACTACTTTAATTTTACCCTCGTCAATGCACTGAACCATGTAGCTCCACTGACATTTCAGATCAGGATAAAAAACCTTAACCCAATCTTTCTCTTTGTTATTGAAACGTTCTTCATCTCTATCAAAAGCAAGACACTCCATAGGAATGTTCTTATCGTTCTCACCTTTTACCCAGTATACATAACGAGCAAGGATATCACCAACGATACGCATTTTATTATCGCCATCTTTAAAGCTATATGCGTCTACTGAGTTTTTAAGGGCAGAACCCTTTGATTGATTAAATGCTAATGCCATTTTATTTCTCCTAAGGACTAATTATTAGTCGGACTAGTGTTGTATAGATAATGGAGGAGTCTCATATCGAAAATGTAACACTCCATTTTTGATAGTTATCAACTCCTTATTATCGAGGTAGCCTCTCAAATTTCTGAGAGTATCATCTAAGGGCAACGTTAGTATACCCCGTACTTCATACTCAGCATAAGGTCTTAGCGACGCTAATGATAAGTATATTGCTATATCTTTTGTGCAGTACTTGTATGCCTCATAAAGAAGCATTTCAGGATGCAACAAGAAGGAATAGCCTCTAAAATCTTGTACATAGTACTTATAAATAGGATCTCTAATGTTATGAGGAATTGTTCCTTTTACTAACATTTCGAATATCTTAAATATTTCTAGAGATTTAGCGTTTGCTGCCGTGTAAATCTTGTGCCAGTTATAGAATAACATGCTTACACCTCTAAAATTATAATATATTATATCAAAGTTTAAGTTATTTGTCAAGAAATATTTTTAGAATTGTTTAATGGAGTATCCTTGCTTCATATAGTAGCCAATACGTTGTGTTTGCTGTCTGCGTGCAGTATTTCCACGAAAGTGTACGTCTACAATAACCGGAGGCAGTTTCCCAGGAAATTCTCTTATAATTCTACCTATTAGCTGATTAAGTAGAGGATCATTACTTATAGGAGTAGCCAATAATAGTACTCCGATAGGATTTATAGAAATACCTTCTGCAAAAATAGACTGTGTGCCAAAAAGAATCTCATATACGCCATCTACCACATCTTTTATTAATCCTTCTCTTTCTTCAAAATCTTTTATCTGACCCGTAATGGCAATTGCTTTCTCCCCCACTAATTCAGCACA